CAGACAATCTTTTTCGCTGCCGAAATTGACATGCCGGCGACCGCGCCCGGAAACTCGCCTGGAAAATCCCTGGCTGATCGCGCGCCTGGAAAATCCCGCCGCCCCGCGCCAGCGCGCGCGCCGGAAACTCAACCCTGGCCGGCGGACAAGATCGAACGCTGGGCCGTCGCGAAATTGATTCCCTATGCGCGCAACGCCCGCAAACACGTGCCGCGCAAATCGCCGAGATTGCCGGCGCGATCGCCGAATGGGGCTGGACCGCGCCCGTGCTAATCGACGACGGCGGACGCATCATCGCCGGACATGGCCGGGTTCTCGCCGCGCAACAACTCGGCATCGCCGAGATTCCCGCGATCGTCGCCCGCGGCTGGACCGAGACGCAAAAACGCGCCTACGCGCTCGCCGACAACGAGATCGCGACTCATTCGTCGTGGAATAAGGAATTGCTGCGCGTCGAGCTTTCCGATCTCGCCGCCCAGGCCGTCGATCTCAAACTGATGGGGTTCGATGCCGCGGATATCGCGACGATCGATCCTCGCGCCGGCGAATTGCCCGTCGCGCTGCAACTCGAACCGCCGCGCGAGTATTGCGTCGTTATGTGCGCCGACGCGGACGAATGGGACCGACTCAAGATCGCGCTCGGACTGACACCCGTCCGCCGCGGCGGATACAAGCAAGGATCCGATCTCGGCAACCATGTCGGGACGCAACGCGTCGTGAAGGCCGCGGATCTGCTGCGCCTCATCCATCGGGCGACCGCCGCTGCATGACACGCCTTGCCACTACGAAACCGGGGAGCCACGCGGCGGGAGGAAAGCTGCCGCGCGGCGATGATCCGGGAGTAGGTCGAGCCGGGGCGACGGCTACCCCGGCAATTCTGATCGCCGTCCCCTCGAAAGGTCGCCCCGGACGCGTCCGGACGCAAAAGGTGTTCCCGTCCTGCAAGGTCTATGTGCCGGCATTGGAAGCGCCCGCCTACCGTCGCGCCGGCGCTCGACACGTTGTCGCCGTGCCGGACACCGTTCGCGGCATCACCGCAACCCGCAACTGGATCCTGCGCTCGACCAAATGCCGCCGCGTCGTGATGATCGACGACGACCCCACAATTCAGGGTTACATAAAGTTTTTCCTACGAAACACGATGAAAATTGCGCTCGACGAGGCGCAATGGCTCGGCGAATTCCGCAAGATTTTCGAAGTCACCGAGCAATTGAATTACCGGATTTGGGGCGTCAACAATGGCGCAACCCGCGCATTCTATCCGTTTTTCCCGTTCCGCTTCCGCTCGCATGTCACCGGATCGTGCATGGGGATCGTCAACGACGGCCGGACCTATTTCGACGAGTCGTTCCCCGTGAAGGAAGATTACGAACTTTGCGCCCGCTGCATCAAAGAGGACGGCGGGATCGTCTCGGCGCAATACTTGATTTGGGTCAACGAGCATTGGGACACTCCCGGCGGCTGCACCGATTACCGGACGCACTCGATCGAGCGCGATTGCATCCGCCGCCTGCTGTCCGCCTATCCCGGCATCGTCCGCGCCTCGCACCGCATGGGGCACGGCTACTCCGTCGAGATCGCCGCCTGATGCGCGGACGCCGGCCGAAACCGACCGCCTTGCACCGACTCGAAGGCACCTATCACGCGACGAAACACGGTCGCGACCGCGCCGGCGAACCGATCGCCGCCGGCGATCTCGACGAACCGCCGATCGATCTAACCGACGCGCAGGCCGACCTTTGGCGGGAATGCCTCACCGACGCGCCGGCCGGCGTCGTGAAACGGATCGACCGCAAGGTGCTCGGCGTGTTCGTCGAGGCCGCGGACCGGCACAACATCGCGCGCAACTCGCAGGCGATTTTGAACAGCGATGCCGGGATGTTGAAACTCTTAACCAAGGGACCGAACGGGACGCTGGTGCCGTCGCCTTACAACACGATCTTGAAGGAAACCGCCGACACGATCTTGAAGTGCGCCGACCGGCTCGGGTTCTGCCCGACCGCTCGGCCGCGGATCAAAGTCGACGATCCCGCCGCCGATGCCGGCGACGCGTGGGCGCCGCTGCGGCTCAAAGTCCTCCCCGGAGGTCGCGGCGATTGAGTACGGACGAATTCGTCCTCGACGCGATCGGCTACGCCGAGGACGTCGCCGCCGGGAAGCAGATCGTCAGCCAACACGCGCGCCTTGCCTGCGAGCGGTTCCTGCGCGATCTCGACGAGGCCAAACATCCCGGATCGGAGTGGGAGTTCCGCCAGGACATCGCGTGGCGTGCGATGTATTTCGCCGGCCAGATGACGAACATCAAAGGGCCGGACGCCGGCAAACCGATTCAACTGATGTCGTGGCAGAAGCTCGCCTACGCGAACATTTTCGGCTGGGTGGAACGCGGCACCGAGACTCGTCGCTTTCGACAGGGGGTCGTCTTCGTGCCGAAGGGAAACGGCAAAACGACGATCTCGGCGCCGCTCGCGATGTATATCACATTCGGCGAGGACGAGGGCGGAGCCGAGGGCTACGCTGCCGCCGTGACCCGCGATCAGGCGCGAATCCTGTTCGACACCGCGCAACACATGGCGCGCCGCTCGCCACAGATGCGGGACGGCTGGCATGTCGGCGTGTTGACGAATTCGATTTTCCAGCAGCACTCGGCGTCGCGCTTTGTGCCGATCTCGTCGGACGCGAAAGCGCTCGATGGACTCAACGTCTCGGTCGCCGTTTGCGACGAGATCGGATCGCACCGGACCAGTGAGGTTTACGATGCGCTTATCACCGCCATGGGGAAACGTCGCCAGCCGTTCCTACTCTCGATCTCGACCGCAACCGGCAACAACGCCGGCATCGGCAAGCAGGTCTGGGACTACGGGATGCGGGTTCTGCAACAAAGTCAGAAAGATGATCGGCTTTTCGCCCTCATCTACTCGATCGACGAATCCGACGATCCCTGGACCGAGGAAACCTGGATAAAGGCAAATCCCGGCTGGGGCGTCTCGGTTCAACCCGACGCGATCCGCGCCATCATGCGGCAAGCGCGCAACAACCCGGCGCAAGAGGCGGCGGCGCGGACCCGTCACCTCAATGTGTGGATCGGCGCCGACGAAGCCCTGTTCTCAATGCGCGCGTGGAATGCCTGCGCGCGGCAAAACCTGGCAGTCGACGAATTCGAAGGTCGCCCTTGTCACCTTGCGCTCGATCTCGCCTCGAAAACCGATCTCGCCGCGCTGGCGATCATGTTCCCGGACGGCGCCGGCGGCTATGTCGCGTTCTCAAGGTGCTATCTCAACGAAGCCGCCGTGATGGAAGCACGCAACGCGTCCTACCCTGGATGGGCCGCGGAAGGCGACCTGATCGTCACGCCGGGAAATGAAACCGATTTCTCGATGATCGAGGACGAGATCGTCGAATTGTGCCGGCGGTTCAACGTGCAGTCCGTCGCCTATGATCCGTGGGGATCGACCCAGCTCGCGCAACGGCTGCGCGACCAAAACGTCCCGATGATCGAATTCCGCGCCACGACGCAAAATTTCTCGGAACCGACCAAGGAACTCGATGCCGCGATGCGCGCCGGCCGGCTGCAACACGACGCAAACGGCCCGCTCGGCTGGTGCATCGGGAATGTCGTCGGCCATTACGATGCGCGCGGCAATGTCTATCCGCGGAAGGCGCGCCCGGAAAATAAGATCGACGCCGCGGTCGCGCTGATCATGGCAATCGCCCGCGCGATGACCGATGAAGGCCCATCGATTTACGAAACCCGCGGGCTGGTGCTGCTGGGTTAGATGGCAACCCTGCGCGAGCGCGTCGGTCAATGGCTGTTGGGTGGACCGCCGCCGGCGCCGCCGGAAACCAAAGCCGACTCGGCGATTACCTCGACGCTGGGCGGCTTGGGCTGGCCGCAGCCGATGCTTTATGCGGCGCTCGGCGGCTATGCCAGCAACAGCGGCGTTCCGGTTACACCGTTTACCGCGCTGCAATCGGCCGCGGTCTATGCCTGCATCCGCGCGATCAGCCAGGACATTGCAATGCTGTCGCCGTTTGTGCGGCGGCGCCTTGCCGGCGGCGGCTATCGGCGAGAATTCGCGCACCCTCTGCACAAGCTATTTATGCGCCCGAACCGCTGGCAAACGTGGTTCGAGTTCATCGGCTATGTCGTGACGGCGATATGTCTCCGCGGGAATGCCTTTATCGTCATCGAACGCGATCAGGACGCGAACCCGATCGAGTTGGTGCCGATCGCTCCCGATCGCTGTTCGATCATGCTCACCGAGGACGGCGAGCTTTGGTATCGCATCAATTCGCGCCGGCTCGGCTACGGGATTCTCGTACCGCCCGATGACATGATGCACGTCAAGAATGTCTCGCTCGACGGCTACGTCGGCGTATCGCCGATCGCGATTGCTCAGGACGTGATCGGCCTCGCGCTGGCGACGCAACAACACGGCGGGATCCTGTTCCGCCAGGGCGGACAGATCGGCGGCGTTGTCCGGCATCCCGGCAAACTGTCGAAGGAAGCCGGCGACCGGATCGCTAATTCATGGCGCGAAACCCATGCCGGCGTTCAGAACGCGCATAAGGTCGCAATCCTTGAGGAAGGGATGTCGTTCGACAAGATCGCGATGACCAATGAGGACAGCCAATTCCTCGAAACCCGGCGGTTCCAAGTCATCGATATTTGCCGCCTCTATGGCGTGCCGCCGCATCGCCTGGGCGAACTCGATAAGGCGACACTGAACAACATCGAGCAACAAAATCAGCAATACGTCGACAGCGCGCTAAAGCCGACGACTACATCGATCGAGCAACTGTTCGATCATCATCTATTGTTCGACGAAGAACGCCCGGCGTTGCAGTGCAAATTCGATTTTGACGAAATGACGCGCGGCGATTTCCTGACTCGCTCGCAAGGCTACCAAATCGGCACCCTCAACGGCTGGCTTTCCCGCAACGAGGTCCGCGCCCGTGAAAATATGGACCCGATCGAGGACGGACACGGCGACGAATACCGCGTGCCGCTGAACACCGCCGTTCCCGGCGCCGACCTCACGCCGCAAGCGACCGCGCCGATGGATACGCCGAACGCGCCATCGGCAAAGCCGCCGAAACCGGAACCGGGGGCGACCGATGCAGCTAGTTAGCGCCGCCGAATTCAAAAGCTACACCCGCGCGAATGTTCGCGCCGCGAAAGGACTCGGCCTTTACAAGCAGATGATCGCGCCGGCCGTGCCTGCGACCGGCGCCGAGCGCGCGTTGCGCTTTACGATCTCGACCGGCACCGTCGACCGCGAACAGGATCGGATCGCGCTCGCCGGCTGGGATCTCGCGAACTTCCGGCGCAATCCCGTCGTGTTGTGGGGCCATGACGCCGGACGTCTCCCGATCGGCCGCGCCTTTGATTTGCGGATCGAGGATGCCGCGCTGAAAGCCTCGATCGAGTTCATCCCGGCCGATACGCCCGAAGGCGGCCCGCTCGCCGAGGCTGTTTATCGCCTCGCTCGAACCGGCTTCATCGCCGCAACCAGTGTTGGCTTTCGCCCGATCAAATGGGAATACACCCGCGATCAGGGACGCGGCGCCGATGATTGGTTCCCCGGCATCGACTTCGAACAGCAAGAGCTAGTCGAGCTTTCCGTCGTCACCGTGCCCGCCAATCCTGAGGCGCTGATCGAAGCGCCCGGACCCGGCGAAGGCACCGCGATCGCCAGCGACACGCCGCCGGAAACCGGCGAGGAAATCACCAATTTCGACGCTTTGCGAGCGCGCCGCCGGCGCGTCTTTCTCTTTGCACAAGCCGGCGGGTCTGTGCGGGACACCGGAAATTGAAATGACGTTATCCGAACGGCATCGCCAACTGAAGCACGAGCGTTCCGAGATCGTGGCGAAAATGGGCGCGATCGTGCGCCAGGACGAGGACGAAAACCCGCCCTCGAACGATGAACAAGAAACCGCAATGGGCGCGCTGACGGCGGCACTCGCCGCGCTCGACGCCCGGATTGCCCGCTGTGAGGCGGCAATGCGCGCCGAGGCGGCGATCGCGACCGCCAACGATGACAACGAGGACGAGGACGACACGACCGAGGAAGCCGCGGCGTCCGGCACCGTGCGGCGCAACGGCAGTTTCCGCGTCAACGGCAACGGCTCGCCGGCCCGCGCCAAACGGGACTCGCTCGCGGGCTTAAAGGAACCGCGCGGCATCCGGGCATCGCGCTATGTGCTCGGCCTGCTACATGCGCGCTTCAACCATGTCTCGAACGAAAAAGCCGCGGAATGGGTGTCGAACCGCTTTGGCGATGACATCGTCGCCCGTGCGCTCGTCAGCAACATCACCGGACAGGGTGGCGCGCTGATCCCGCAAGACTTTATGGCGGACCTGATCGAATTGCTCCGCGCCTCGACCGCCGTCCGCGGCGCAAACCCGATGGAAGTCGGGATGCCGATGGGCAACCTGACGATCCCGCGCCTCGCCGGCGGCGCAACCGCGGCGTATCAAAACGAGACTGACGACATCGCCGTGTCGCAAGAGCGGTTCGACGATGTCAACTTCGTCGCGAAGAAATTGACCGCGATGGTTCCCGTCTCGAACGACTTGATTCGCCGCGCGCCGATCGGCGTCGAGGAGGTCGTGCGGGATGACCTTGTTCAAACGATCGCGCGCCGGGAGGATCTTGCCTTCCTCCGCGGCAACGGCACCGACAAGGGGCCGGTCGGGATGCGATCTCTTTGCCTGCCCGCGAACCTCATCACGGTTACGGCGATGCCCGCGACGCCCGCGCCAGGGGATCAGTTGACCGCGATCCTCGCGGGAGCGTCCGCGGCGATCCTGGCCTTGCAAAATGGCATGTCCCGCATGATCCGCCCGACATGGATCATGGCGCCGACGATCGCCCGCTTTATCGCAACCGCCCGCGATCAGGTCGGCGGGTTCTACTTCAAAGACGAAGTCGAGCGCGGGATGTTCGAAGGCTACCCGATCCGCCTCACGCAGCAGATCCCGACGAATTTGGTGATGACGACCTACACCAAGGCGTCGGAAATCTATTTCGTCGACATGGCGGATTTTGTGATCGCCGACACATACAACGTCGTCGTCGATGCCTCGGACGTCGCCGCCTACAATGACGGCGTCGCGATGGTGTCCGCTTTCCAGCGGGATCAATCCTTGTTCCGCGTGATCGCCGAGCACGATTGCAACATGCGGCACCTTCAATCGCTCGTCGTTCTGTTGACGCAGGATTGGGCATTCTCGGGCGTTCCGGGTGCGCCCGGCGCGCCGTGGTCGACCCAGCCGCTCAACCCAACGTGGTCGCAAGCCGCCGCCATCCGGCCCGCGCTCGCGACCGGGGCGAACGCGCCGCCGACGCTCACCGATCCGATCTAACTGGAGCCGGAGCGATGCCCGTTATTGGCCGCGACGACGAAGTGGTTCAGATCACCGTCGCAACGCAATTCGCCAGCTATTATGCAGGCGAGAAGGCCGCTTTTCTGCCCGAGCAAGCGCAAGCTATCGTGGCAAGAGGAGTCGGCACTTCGACGGGCACGACCGCAAAATTGACCGGCGGCGCGATCGCGGACGCCGTTG